GGTGTGGGCGTGGCCCCAGCCTACTCCTCGGCGCCCGCCGTGACCTCGTTGTCGACCACGGCGGAGATGAATGCCGGCACGGCCGTCCATGTCGGCGCAGCCACCACCTATGATCGGATCCTGATCGAGCCGGTCGCCAAGGGCGCCAACCAGTTTGACGGCACCATCACAAGCGCAGATCTCACCGCCGCGCGGCAGTGGAAGTTGCCCGATGCCGCCCTCGATCTCAGTCCGACGACCCAGAACTACGTGCTCGCGACCGGCGCGGCAGCGGCGGGCGCTCCGGCCTTGCGTGCACTCGTGGCGCTGGACATTCCGTCGCTAGACGCCGCCAAAATTGGGAGCGGCATCTTCGGAGCGAACCGGGGCGGCACGAATAACGCGTATTTTCAGATCTCTGGGCCGTCGTCGCTGCACACCTACACGGTGCCGGATGCGGATGCGAGCCTGGTGTCCGTGGCGACGAATCCCTGGACCCGCACGGCCACGGATCTGACCACCACCACAGCCAACGACACCGTGACCCTTGGCCCCACTTCCGTCTTCCGTATCGCCCTGGCCACCCCGGCCGTTCCGACTCCGGTCGCGGACAATGGCAGCGGCTCACTCGCTGCGGGCATCTACCAGATCACGGTCGTCGCCGTGGGTCCGGCGGGAGGCCTGACGTGTCCCGCTGCGGGCTGCGGGGTGGCGACGTACTACCCCGCCACGACGACCGGCGGGGCCTCCCACATCGACGTAGGCTACGCGCTGCCGACCGGGGCGGCACTGATGCGGGTGTGGGTCAGCGCGGTGAATGGGGCGACGCCAACCCAATATTTCGAGAGCACCAACGCGACAACCTACGCCTTAACTACGCTCGCTGGAGCCACGGCCGCGGCGCTGCCTGCGACGGCGAACGCGTATCGCGCCAGCATCGGCGGCACGCTGAACTGGCTCGGCGGCGCGCCCATGATGATGGGAACGGGGTTGGCCATCGAGACCGATATGGTCGCTGGTCACACCTTCTCGCTCGCAGGTTATACCGGCGCGGCCTACTCGAACCTGCTCACCATCACGAATGCGGCCACGCCGACGATCGCGATTCCGGTGCTGAGCGGGAACATGGCGGTTGGCACCATCACTGGGGGCACTTGGTCCAGCCCCTTTACCGGCGTGACGCGCACGGCGACCTCCTCACAGATCACCCTCACGGCCGCATCGACGCCACTACAAAGCGTCGTGCCAGGCGCGGACTTGATTGTGGTATTGCCCACGGCTGCGGCGAGTCTCGGATTTGTCATCCACAACAGCGCGGCGTTCACGATCACGGTGAAAGACGCCAGCGCGAATGTGGTCGGAACGGTCACCAATGGTCAGACGATCAACGTGATTTACGACGGATCCACCTGGCTCGTGTGGTAGTGCCATGCCCATATCCATCATCACCCACGGCGCCTCGGCTCCCGTCAACAATATCGGCGTGCCAGGTCTGCCCGGCTTCGGCGTGGGCATCTGTCCCGCCGTGCCCGCAGGTATGACGGCGTTGCCTGGCTGCACCAACCAGAACAATCCTAATTACGGGAACTACATCTACAGCGACGGGTCCATTATGTGCTGGATCCCGGCCTTCTACTACCTCTACGGCACCGGAGCGAACGGCCTTGGCGTCAACGTGGTCAACATCAAACCCCTGTCCACCTATGCCGACGAAGCGACGGCGAATGCCGCAGGTTACGCGCTGCACCGGGCCTTCTACGATGGCGGGGCGGTCACGGGGTTCTTTGTCGACAAGTTCCAGTGCTCGAACAACGCCGGGACCGCATCGAGTCTCAGACTCGGTAACCCGCTCTCGTCAGCCGCCGCCCACAATCCGTTTGCGGGGCTGACAGGCACGCCGGCGAATTTCTACTATGGCGCGATCGCTGCGGCCAAGACGAGGGGCGCGAACTTCTTCTGTAGCAGTCGCTTCATCTTTGCCGCCCTGGCGCTACTCTCTCTGGCCCACGGCCAAGCCTCAGCCGCAACCGCGTGGTGCGCATGGTTTAGCGCCACCACGACGAATTTTCCAAAGGGCAACAACAATAACAATGCCAGCCGCCAGGACTACGACGACAACGGCCTCACGTATGCGAGTGACGGCTACTCCAATTGCGGCAAGACGGGTTCGGCGAATGTGTTCGCCAAGACTACCCATAACGGTCAATTCAGCGGGGTTGCCGATCTGAACGGCAACGTATGGGAGATCACGCCCGGTCTGGCGACCGATGATGCGGGCACCACCTACTACGCTCTCAAGACCGCCACGCGCATGAAGGACGTCACCGGCGGCACCGATGGTGCGACCGACCTATGGGGCGCGGCCGGACTCGCGGCGCTCTACGACTCGCTCGGCGCGACATTCGGCGTCCTGCAGGCTAATTCGTCGGTCAAGAAATATGGCACGGCCACTCAGGTGCTGGATGCGGCCACAAGCGGCGCGGCCTGGACGCACACAGGATTGGGCGTGCCGATGGCTGGCGGGGCTGACGCGACTGGCACCGCCCTATTTGGGAAGGATGGCCTGTGGGATTATCGGCCAGCAGCCCTGTGCCCGATTTCCGGTGGGGGCTGGGACACCACTTCGGCCGCGGGGGTGTGGGCGTTCGGTTTGAACACCGTGCGGGGCAGCTCGAGCAACGGCGTGGGCTTCCGCTCTGCCTTGTATTTGTAGCTTTGTGGGGGCGGCGCGATAGCGCCCGCCCTTCTTCTTTCGGATGTAGCGTGAGGGTGCCTTGTGGGATTGCATTCTGAGGCGGAATTGAACCGGAAATTCCTAGCGATGGCGCAGCTCATGAATGTGTACCTGAACCATTTTCCGAAGTACGAAAAGTACGCTCTGTGCCAGTCGATCCGGTCCGCGATGTATGGCGTCTATGGACTCATCGTCGAGACCCAGAAGCGGTACACCAAGAAGACGACGCTGGGCAATCTCGACATCCAGCATGAGCAGCTCCGCATGTTTGTGAACCTGGCGCACGCGCTGGGCTACTTCGGCTTCAAGGACGGCAAGGGTGAGACAGGAGGGACGAAGGCAGAACATCGGTTCCTCGCGATTAGCAAACTCGTCGACGAGATTGGCCGAATGATTGGCGGCTGGATCGTGTTCGACCGCCAGCAACGGGAGGCGTCTTAGCATGTGCCCGATTTCCGGTGGGAACTGGAACAACACTTCGAACGCAGGGGTGTGGGCGTTCAATTTGAACAACGTGCGGGGCAACTCGAACAACAACGTGGGCTTCCGCTCTGACTCGGTTTCACGGCCTCACATCAGGCAACTGAAGAGTGGAACCAAGGGAGGCGCTTTCCGGCAGTCTTTGACTGCGAAATCGGTCTACCGCTCCGTTTCTAGTAGGGCCAGCAATGGTTTCGACCGTCAAGGAGCGGGCGCATGAGGCGGGTCGGCTTCCTCTTCGAGCAGGCGTTCACGCCCGAGAACTTGTATCAGGCCTATCTGAACGCCAGCCGCCACAAGCAAGGCAAACGCGCCTGCTTTCAATTCTCGCGCCGGCTGGGGTGGCACCTCGACCAGCTCCACACCGCGCTCCAGGATGGCAGCTACCGGCCGAAGCCGTACTACACCTTCATGGTCTATGAGCCCAAGCCCCGGCGGATCTTCGCGCCGTCGTTCGGCGATCTGGTCGTGCAGCACGCCATCTATCGTGTCGTGTATCCGCTGTTCAACAAGACGTTCATCGACCAATCGTTCGCGTGCCGCACGGGGAAGGGCACGCACGCGGCGGCCGACTACGCCCAGGCGGCCATCCAGGCGTCGCCACGCGACAGCGTCACGCTGAAGATGGACATTCGCAAGTTCTTCTATCGGATCAGCCGGGCCATTCTGCGGGCGATGATCGAACGCAAGGTGAAGGACCGCCGGTTCGTCGACGTGATGATGCTCTTCGCCGACTACGGCGAGCCCGTCGGGATCCCGATCGGCAACCTCCTCTCGCAACTCTATGCCCTCATGTACCTGAACGTGCTCGACCATTTCGCAAAGCGGCTACTCAAGGCCGAACGGTACTGCCGTTACGTCGACGACTTCATTGTCTTCGGCGTCTCTCGGGCGCGAGCCGAGGTGATCCTCAACCGGATCGTGCCGTTCCTGCGGACGCTCGACCTGGAACTCTCGCGGTACACAATCGCCCGGGTGCAGCGCGGCGTGAACTTTGTCGGCTTTCGCACGTGGGCCAGCAAGCGGTTCATCCGCACACGCAGTCTCTTTGTCTTTTCGAGGGCGCTGCGGGCTGGCCGGTGCGATGCCGCGCTGTCGGTGTTGGGCCACGCCCGACGGACACATAGTGTGCGTCACCTCGTGAAGGCCTTAAAAGCCGCCTACTGCGCGATCGTCTTACCGCCAGCCTATCGATACGTTGACAGTTGTTGAAGAGAGACGGAGTTACTGCCCATGGACATCAGCCTCCTCGTCACCGACACCCAGCGGCCCGGCCTTGACCGCATCGCCACGCAACGCGGCCATGAGACGGCTCGGGCCTTCATGCAGGCCCAACTCGACGCCCTTGCTGAGATGGGACAGGGCGCACTCGACGCGGAGGCGGAAGCTGCGTGGGCCGCGAAACGTCCCATCTACGAACAGGCCGCGCCCACCGATACCAAGGCCGCCATCGAGGCCGCGGTGGTCGAAGCCGCCAAGGTCGACGTCAAGATTGAAGTCCTCGACGCGCCAGTCGAGGAAGGCACCAAGGGATGACGGTGCCCGTTCCCGTGAGCACCTAATGCACATCTTCGGCCTCTCGATCACGCGCGCAAAGCAGATGCCACCCTCGCTGGCGTCCGTGGACGATCGCGGGGGCTGGTTCCCCCTACTCCGAGAGGCGTCCCCCGGCGCGTGGCAACGGAACGAGACCCTTGATGTCAGCACCGTCCTCACCTACAGCGCCGTGTTCGCCTGCGTCACCTTGATCGCCGCCGACATTGCGAAGCTGAGCCTGCGCCTCGTTGAGCAGGACACGAATGGTGTGTGGTCGGAATCCAAGAGCCCAGCCTTTTCGCCCGTCTTGCGGAAGCCGAATAACTACCAGAACATCGTGAAGTTCGTCGAGCAATGGATCATCGCCAAACTCATCCATGGCAACACCTACGTCCTGAAAGAGCGCGACAACCGCGGCGTGGTGGTGAGGATGTATGTGCTCGATTCGACGCGCGCGCGCCCGTTGGTCGCGCCGGACGGATCTGTCTGGTATGAACTGAAACAGGATGTCCTCTCTGGCCTTGAGGAGGGCGTGATCGTCGCGCCGGCGCGCGAGATCATCCACGACACGATGGTGGCGCTCTACCATCCACTCGTTGGGGTGTCCCCGTTGACCGCCTGCGGTCTGGCGGCGCTGCAGGGGATGACGATTCAGAACACGTCCAGTAAGTTCTTCCAGAATGGATCGAACCCTGGCGGCGTATTGACGGCGCCCGGTACGATCCCGCAAGCCACCGCGGATCGGCTCAAGATCTATTGGGACACGAATTTCTCCGGCGAAAATCACGGTAAGGTCGCGGTGCTCGGTGATGGGTTGAAGTTCGAAAAGATGGGCGTCAACGCGGTCGATTCCCAACTGATCGAACAACTGAAGTGGACCGGCGAGACCGTCTGCACCGCGTACCACGTGCCGGCCTACATGGTCGGGATCGGTCCGCCGCCCCCCTATGCGAATATCGAGCCACTCCTTCAGCAGTACTACAGCCAGTGCATTCAGAGTCTGCTGACCAATTTCGAGAAATGTCTAGACGACGGGCTCGGCATCCTGGAACCGGTCAATGGCACCCAGTACGGCACGGAGTTCGACGTCAATGACCTGATCTGGATGGACACGGCCACGAAAACGAAGGCCGCGCTGGATTCGATCGGGTCCGGCGGGATGAAACCAGACGAAGCCCGCAAGCGGTACTTCGGGCTCGGGCCCGTGCCCGGCGGCGATACGCCCTACATGCAGCAACAGTACTGGCCGCTGAGTCAACTGGCGGCGCGGCCGACGCCAAGCGTCCCGGCGTCACCGTCGGGTCAGTCCGTCACCGCGCCGCCATCGTCCGCAGATGCGGGGAGTGGTGCGCCGGGACCAGACCAGGCTCAGCCTCAAAAGGAATCGTATCTGCGGGGGGCCACCCTGGCATTGATGTCCCTCCTGACCACGAGCGAGGCGCGCACATGACGCCAGAGATGGAATTTGCCCAGGCGGTCGCCCTCGCCATTGAGATGAAGATCGCGCCCCTTCTCGCTCGGATGACTGTTTTCGAGGGCGTGGCGGCTCTTGTTCCACGCAATGACCGTGGAGAAGACATCGGCGCCCTTCGGGAACGCATGGCGGTGCTGGAGGCTCAACCGGTATCGCTTTTGGCGCGCATCACCGCTCTCGAAGCGGGGCCGCTGGCCCGCGACGGCACGAAGGGGATCGACGGCGCGCCCGGTCGCGATGGCAAGGACGGACTGCCGGGCACGGCTGGCACGAAGGGGATCGACGGCGCGCCCGGTCGCGATGGCAAGGACGGACTGCCGGGCACGGCTGGCACGAAGGGGATCGACGGCGCCAGAGGGGAGAAAGCTCTCGACGGGATCAACGGCCGCGACGGTCGCGACGGCATTCAGGGACTCCCTGGCAAGAACGGCCTGGACGGCGTCGCCGGTAAGGATGGCTTCAACGGCACACTCGAGAACCTCAAGGCGATCTTCGACGGCGAGCGCACGGTGACGTTCTGCTTCAAGAACGGCACCCCGATCGAGGGCGGGGTCATTCGCTTCCCCGTCGTGATCTACCGGCACGTGTTCGATGCGTCGCGCACATATGAAGCCGGCGATCAGGTGACGTGCGCGGGGTCGCTCTGGATTGCGAAGACGGGCACCACGCAGCGGCCCGATGAAGATGGCGACGGGGCCCGCGACTGGACCTTGTGTTCGAAGCGGGGCCCGGAGGGGAAGCGGGGCCAGCAGGGCGAGAAGGGCCTCGATGGCAAGGACGGGACGCCTGGCCGTGACCTGACCCAACTCGGATCGGACGGGAAGAAATGGTAATCCCGACCATCGTCACGCTCGCGCAACTGCAAGGCCATCTCCGGCTCCCGCTCGCGCCGGATGGCTCACCACCGTCCATCTCGGATGCCGATCTCCAGCAGAAACTCGACGCGGCCACCCAGCTGGTGTGCGAGTACATCGCCGATCGGCAACCGGCCGACTCTGCGTGGATCGCCGAAATCGAAGGCTGGGGCCTGGCCGGAAGTCCGCCGTTCCCGGCACCACCGCTCGTTGTGTTGGCGGTGATGGAACAGTGCGGCGACTTCTTTCGGTTCCGTGGGGATGACGCCACCGACGATCGGGTCCGGGATCGCGGCTATCTCATCCCGGCCGTGGCGAATCTGTTGACGCGCTATCACGATCCGGTCGTGGCCTAAACATGATGCGCGCGCCTTCTCCCCATCCGACGGTGCCGCGGCTCTGGCCGGAGAGCACGATTGTCTGTGTTGGCTCGGGCCCGAGTCTGACCCAGGCGGACGTCGACTCCTGCAGGGGGAAGACCCGCGTGATCGTCGTGAACGATGCGTATCGGTTGGCCCTGTGGGCTGACTGCCTGTATGCCTGCGATGCGAAATTCTGGCGCTGGCACAAGGGCGTGCCCGGGTTTGCTGGGCTGAAATTCGCACTCGCGCCGCAATCGTGCCGATGGCCCAACGTGCAGGTGCTGCAGAACACCGGGCAGATCGGTCTCGAGTTGACGCCGACGGGACTCCGCACTGGGCACAACTCCGGGTATCAGGCGATCAACCTGGCGGTGCATTTTGGAGCCCGGCGGATCGTCCTGCTCGGGTATGACATGAAGGGGGATCACTTCTTCGGCTCGCACCCCGACCAGACCCGTCCGCCGTTCAGCGTGTGCCTGAAGAAATTTGAGACCCTCCTGGCCCCCCTCGCCGCGGCGGGCGTCACCGTCGTCAACGCGACGCGCCGTACCGTCCTGAGCACGTTTCCCTGTATGCCGCTCGAGTCGGCGCTGGCGGAGCGTGCCGCATGATCGCCATCCTGCTCGTTACCTGTGGACGACTTGAGTACACCAGGCAGACCCTGGAGAGCTTCAGCGCACAGAATCCCGATGCGCGGACCCGATTCCTCCTCCTCCATGCGGACGATGCCTCGGACGATCCCGCGATCCTGGCCCTGGCGACCGAGCATGGGTTCGAGACGATGACCGTCCCGTCGACCGTGCGCGCCGGCGCGCGGGCCATGCGCACCCTGCTCATCACGACCGCCGCGGCGCGCGGCGCCGACTGGATCGTGGTGTTGGAAAACGACTGGGAGTGGGTGCGGCCCTTTCCGTGGGCGCTCTTCGACGTCGTCGCGACGACGCGGCCCGAGGTCTATTGCCTGCGACTCTATGGACAGTACAAGGCGCGCGGCCAGCGGCTGCCCTGTTGTCTCCATCATCTCGGCAGACAGGGACGCCCGGCGGTGACCTGGCGCCCGATGACGCCGGCGCCGGAAGCGGCCGAGATCGCTGACATCCATTGGGGCGGACCGCCCGCGGTCACGCGCATCGCTGAAGCGCTGCGACTCCACGCCGCGACCTTTGCCAAGCAAGAGGCGGGACAGGCACAGACTCACGCGTTCTCCGGTCGTGACCTCCGCAGTGACGTGCCGGAGATGATCGAGAGCGGACTGATTACGGCCAAGACCGTGCGGGTGGTCTCGAACGTGGTCTATCACATCGGGGACCAGCAGACCCCGAAACGGCCGGGGGGTCGGCCCTCGCTCTATACGCCCACCTGGCAGACCACGCGGCGCTGGACGCAGGAGAGCTCCACGCGGTGTCTGGAGCTGGCCTGGCAGGACTGTGGCGTGCCGCGGTCGCTGCTCGATGTCGGCTGTGGCGATGGGCACCTCGTGACGCGGGCGCGGGCGATGGGCATCGACGCGATGGGGGTCGATCTGTCGATCCCTGATGGGACCGGTGGCCTTCGGCATGCGGACCTGCGGGAGCCGGTGGACCTGGGGCGCCAGTTCGATCTGGTGCTGTGCTGGGAAGTGGCGGAACATCTGCCGAGCGAATCCGCTGGCCTGCTGTGCGACACGCTCGTGAGGCATCTGGCCCCCGGTGGCGTGCTCTTGTTCACCGCGGCCGCGCCGGGGCAAGGCGGGCAGGGGCACATCAACGAACAACCGAAACCGTTCTGGCGCGATCGCCTGGCCGCGCGCGGTCTCCTGTTCGATGACGCCCGCACGGCGAATCTGGCGCGGGACTGGGCCCGGGACGCCACACGGACCCCTTGGTATGGGGCGAACCTGCAGGTCTTCGTCAAGGCCGGATCCGCCGCCACCTTCCGGCCCGCACCCGTCTCGGTCGTGCCCCGCATCGCGATCACGATGCGGACGGCGGATCGGACGCCGAAGCCAAACTATCTGGGCGGGACGATTCGCCGACTCGTGGCGCAAGGCCTCGACCCCGCGTTGATTCATGTCTGCGCCAGCCATCCGGATGTGGCCTGGCTGGCGCGCGAGGTCCCGCAGGCCGCCGTCACGCTGCATGTGCCGCCGCGGCCCCTGTCGCCCAACGAGAACGGCCTGGCCCAGATTCGCGTGCTCGACCCAGCGGCGTTCGACTGGGTGCTGCTCCTCGAGGATGACCTCGCGTTCTGTGCGGATTTTGTGGGCAGCGTGCAGCGCTGGCTGGCGGCCTGGGCGCGGCCGGATCGGCATTTGTATCGGTTGTTCGGCTTCCGTCTCCGCACGCCATCGCGGCCCCAGGCCGCCTATGACGATTGGACCGCCGATCGCTTTGCGGGGTCGCAAGCCGTGCTGCTCCGGATGGCGGACGCCGGCGATTTCCTCGCCTGGAGCGACGCGAATCTCTTGACCTGGGGCGGCTTCCGGGGCAACGCCCGGATCGCCTTCGACAAGCTCTTGGCCTCGTGGGCTCAGGCGCGCTGGCCGAGGGTGCCGTTCGTGGTGAGCCATCCGCTCTTCGTGCAGCACGTCGGCGATATTTCGTCGTTGCATCCGCGTGCGGCTCGGAATGATGCCCTGTTCGCGGGTTCGACGTGGCGGTATCAGGAGGCGACGGCATGACGCCAGTCGCCCTAGCAGGGTGGACGTTCACGGGGAGACACATCATGAAATGGATGACCGGGTTGATCGTCGCGGTGCTGCTGGTGGTGCTCGTTGGGGTCGGGATGATGGCGACGGCCGCGCCGCCGCAGACAGCTGGCCAGAAACTCCTGGCGCAACAGGAACTGACCGGCAAAGTGCGGTTCCAGCAGATGCACTATGCCGACTCGTTGGCATTCATCCTGAAGCACATCGAGCGGTTCCGGAATGCGCCCGACCGGACGGGGGCGCAGATCGTGGCCATTGGCCGGATCGTGGCCGCCTTCGATGTGAAGACCTATTCGAAGGAGCGAGACGCGACCCGGTTCGGCCTGCTGAAGCATGAACTGGCCATGGCCAAGCCCCTCTTTACGGCGAATCAGTGGAAGGCGTTTGCGCGGCCGAGCGTGGCGGTGTTGGCGGTGGGGATGACATCGGCGAGGCTGAGCGCCGCGGCGTCCGAGTGGTGCCGGTGCTCGTCGTACGACTCGTGGTGTGACAACGGCACCTGCAGCGCCAACGGCACGTGCGGCATCTGGCCGTGGGGCTGCGGGACCCTCTTGCTCAGCACCTGTGATGGCGTCTGCAGAAACGGCGAGGCCGGGACCTGCGGGCAGTAACGAGGCGGACTCAGGAGGCGACGGCATGACCCTGAACATACGACGCCGGCGGGCTCAGAGACGCTGCCGAGTTACGCGGGTATGGGTTGATGGCCTCGAGGTCACCAAGCGCTGCATCTACGCGGACGGTCGCCGCGGAGTGGTGCGCTTGATGAAGGAAAACTCGGAAGGCCGCCTCTATTCCAACGAAACAGGAACAGGGCTCGCCACTGAAGAACGGCGCGGACATGTGCGATGGGGAAGGGTCACGGCATGACGGTGAGCGCGGGCGATCGTCGGCACTATGTGACGCTCTTCGCGTTGGGGACGCCGGCGGCGGACGGGGATGGGGGCTACGCGCAGACGCCGACGCCCCTCGATCCGCCTGACGCCTGGGCGAAGATCGCGCCGGCAACAGCCCAGAGCCTCGAGCGGATCGTGGCGGGCACGGTGGTCTCAGCGGCCAGCCATGTCGTGACGATGCCCTATCACGCCGGCGTGAATACGAAGACGCAGATCGTCTTTGGGACGCGGGTGCTCATGGTGGTCGGCGTGGTGACGCCTGGGGAGCGCCAGGTGGAGACGGTCGCGATTTGCACGGAGATGGTCACGTGAGCACAACCCGATTCGTGCTGGCGGGATTTGAGGAGCTGCGCGAGCAACTCCGGCACCTGCCGGCGCGTCTGGTGGCGGAGGCTGACACGATCGTACAGAACGCCGGCGGGCGCGCGGCAGCCGCGATGATCGACGCCTACCCGTGGGGCCCGACCGGGCATCTCAAGGCGGGCGTGCGGGTGCAGATCCGCCATGGAAAGTTCAACAGTTCGGTCGTGGTCCGGAGCACGGCCGAACACGCCTATATCTTCGAGAACGGTACGCAGGCGCGGCACACCGAGCTCGGAGCCAACCGCGGCGCCATGCCCCCCGGGCATGTGGTGATTCCGATTGCGATTCGAGAACGCCGCACGATGGTGGAAGACCTGATCGTCCTGGTGGAGAGCGAAGGGCTGCAGGTGTCAGACCGTGGTTGATTCCTCGGAAGTCGACGCGGCGATCGTGGCTGTATTGTCCGCGGACACGGGGTCCCCGGGCTTGATGACGCTCTGTCCTGATGGGGTGTTCATGGATGTGGCGCCCAGCGGCAAGAGCACGTTCGTGATTGTCTCGCTCGCGGCCCATGCGGATGAGCCGATGTTTAACGGGACCGCGTTTGAACAGGCCACCTACCTGGTCAAAGCGGTGGACCGTTCGACGTCGGGGGGCACTGTGAAGGCGGCCGCGGCGCGGATTCACGCGCTGCTGCAGGATGTGCCACTCAGCGTGACGGGCTATGACCACATGCTGACGCGGCGATCGGAGCGGATTCGGTACACGGAAGTCGATGAGATCGACAAGGACATTCGGTGGCAGCACCGAGGGGGACGTTACGACGTGTTCGTGAGTCCAGATGGCAACTAACCGCAGAGATGAAGGAGTAGGGCTATGAGAATCCACGGCAGCCATGGGCGCGTTGCCATTGCGGACGGGTCGCCGTCCGTGGTGCTGGCCTCCATCAACAAATGGGCACTGAATAGGACGCGGGATCGGGCCGACGTCACCTGTTTCGAGGACCTCAACAAGGTATACGTGCAGGGCCTGCCCGACATCAAGGGGACCCTTGGCGGGTTCTACGACGCCGGCGATGGGTCGCCGCTCTCTGGCGGCAACCTGGCGCTATTCGACGCGGCTGAGGGCGAGGTGCCCGTCATGCTGAACCTATTCCCGTCCTCGCTGTTCCTGGAGCGGTACTGGTCCGGGTTGGCCTATCTCGACGCGAGCATCGATGTCGCGGCGAACGGGGCGGTCGCCATCAGCGGGACCTACGCCGCCGCCGGGGCCTGGACCCGCCACTAGGGCGCAATGGGCAGCGGGCTCCAGATCCGCGGTGTCGTCGGACAGGTGAAATGGTCCTACTACATCGCGGCCGGCATTCACGGCTATACCGTGCAGCGCGACCAGGCTGGCGCTTGGTCGCTGCGCGGGGCGGTCGTCGTGTCGGATGCGTTCAAACTCTCGCAGCGGCCGTTGGTCTTTGTGGCGCCCCACGCCAAGGGCGAGTGGCGCTGGCCGATCATCGGGTTGGAGATTCAGGGCGGGTCGCTGACCGCGGCGCTCGGTCCATTGGAGACGAAATGAGCAGGTTCGTGACGCCAGACACCCAGACGCTGCAGCTCTCACAGGGGGATACCCTGGTGGTGAAGAAGCGTCTCAACGCCGGCGAGCGGCGCCAGATGTTCTCGGCCATGTATCGGGAAACCGCAGCTGGCGCGCTGAAGGTAAATCCGATCAAGACCGGACTCAGCACGATTCTCGGGTTTCTCCTCGACTGGTCATTCCGCGACGACGCAGGCAAGCCGGTGGTGATTCGTGACCAGCCCCCCGAAGTGGTGACGGCGGCCCTCGATGCGCTCGAGCCGGAGAGTTTCGAGGAGGTCCTGCGCGCTATCGAAGCGCACGAAGCGGCGATGACGGCCGAACGTGAGCAGGCAAAAAACGCACAGGGTGGCGGGAAGCAATTGCCAGTGATCTCGCCATCGCCATCAAGTTAGGCTGGCGCTACGAATGGGTGGCGGAATTGGACGAAGACGTCTATGCCATCCTGCTCGAGGACTTGAACAGACCGCACGAGTCTGACGAGTAACCACCATGCCACTGTCCGCCACGTTCATCGCCGATTTCGCCTCGTTCAGCCAGGCGTGTGATGACGCCGATGTGAAGCTGAAAACCTTTGAGCAAGGCGCCGGGAAGGTCGAGACCTCGCTCAACCGGATGGCGAACAGTCTCTCTGGCACCAAACTGATCCAGGACGCCACGCTGGCGGCGGAGGCCGTCGATCGGGTCGGCGGTGTGTCGACGCTCACGGAAAAGCAACTCGCGCGTCTGAGCGCGCAGGCCACCGAAGCGGTGGCCAAAATGAAAGCGCTCGGGATCGACGTGCCGCCCGGGATTCGGAAGATTGCGGACGAAGCGACGGCGGCCGGGAAGGCGCACGAGGGGATGCTCGGCACCGTCAAAGATCTTGCGGCCGGGTTTACCGCCATGTTCGTGGCGCGAGCCGCCTGGAACTTCGTGAGCACGACCGCAGAGGAGGCCTCTGCCCTGAAGAATCTGGGTCAGCAGACCCACATCAATGTCGAGGAGCTGCAACTCCTCGCGGGCGGGATGACAGAGTTTGGCGTCGACGCCGACACGCTTGGGAAGGGGCTTTACACCCTCAGCCGCAAGATTGCCGGCGGTGACGAGTCGGTCGCGCGCGGGCTCGCGCTGATGGGGGTCTCCCTGAAGGACGTCGACGGGCTGCAGGGGAAGGAGCTCTTCCTCAAGATCGAAAGCGGACTGGCGACCCTCCAGGGCGGCCTCCGCGATACTGCCGCGTCTGACATCTTCGGGTCTCGGCTCGGGATGGCGATGGCGGGCGCGTCGGAGGGGATAGAAGGCGCGCTGGCCTCATACCGCAGCCTGAATATCGTGGCGAGCACGGAATCCGTCGACGCGCTGGCCAAGTATGACGATGCGATCAAACGGGTCGAGAAAAGCCTGGGATCCATGGCGACTAACCTGCTCGGCCCAGTGGCCCAGGGGGCGAATGCCTTTATCGAGACGAGTCAAAAGGCGGGGTTTTGGGCGGCAATCTGGGCCCGGACCGAGGACGCCGCCCTGGAGTTGATGGGGCGGAAGAAAACGGCTTTTGATGAGCTGGCGGCCAAGTATGGCGTCGTGACTGAGGCGACCACCAAAAGCGCCACGGCCACGGCGGCCGAGACGGCCGCGCGAGAGGCGTCCACGGCAGCCACGACGGCGCAGGGGCAGGCTTCGCAGTTCATGGCCGTGCTGGAGGCGAACGCCGCGAAGAGCTTGAGCGCCTCCCAGCTCGACAATCTCGCGCACCTCAAGGAGATCGGGCAGTTGACCGCCGCGAATGCGTCGGCGATCGGGGTGAATACGGCGGAGTTTGCGAAGTACACCGCGGAGATGGAAGCCGCCAAGAAGGTCGCCGCCGACCTGAAGAAAATCCAAGACGACGCGGCCAGGCTCGAGGCGAAGAACATCGAGCAGACGACCAAACTGTGGGAGGAGTATTACCTGCTCCGCGCCGTCCACGGGGGCACCGCCAACGACATCGCGATCGCACAGATCGACAGGTGGGCCGCGGACCTCACGGCGAACCTGGTTAGGGCGGGCGGCGCCACGAAAGAATTCTATGCGGGCCTCGCAGCGGTCTCGGCAGAGAAGATGGCGAGCGTCGGGATCGACTGGAATTACATGCGTGACCACTCGCTGGCCACCCTCCAGGAGATCGCGGCGAATCACCGAGCGACCTACGACGCGATGATGGCCGATTCTGGCAATTTCACCCGCGAGACGTTACAGGCGCAGCTGGAGAAGACGCGGGAAGCGGAGGTCGCGGCGCGCCTCATGGGCCGTACCTACGTGACCGCCTTCGATGAGGCGTCGGCCTCCGCGGCGAAGGCCACGGAAGAGATGAGGGCGCTGGCCGAGGAAGCCGCGAAGGCTAACCGCGCGATGGGGAGCACCGTTCAGTACGACCTCACCACGAATTTCGGCCGCGCACAAGTGGAGCAAATGAACCCCGGCGTGAGCCGGTACCTCACCCAGGGCTATTCGCTCGAGCAGGCAATGCAACTCCTGATGGCCGAGCGGTATC